CTTTAAAAAAACCGAAATCCATGTCACTTTCTCCTTCCTCTTTGATTTGGGGTAAACGGCAAAATATTTCCTTCCCCATGTGTTCCTACTTTCAGTACGCCAGCACCGGAAATAAAAAGCACATCGTCTGGGGCTTTCACTTCAACGCCAAGTGCATTTGCCAGCTCTTCTGCAAAGCAATAATCGTTTTCCATGCGTGCGCCTGTGCTGCAAGATAGCAAACGAACTTTCTGGCCATTCCACCCTTTACTATGCCGAATGACTGCGGCAAGTAAGCGCGGTGACATATTGAGTTCTTTTGTACCAAATCCGACTGCCGTCTGGCTTCCGTGCATAGCGACGTCAAAATACGTTTTAAGAGGTTTTACCCTTTTAACGTTTTCATTCAGCGGGTCACCGTCCGGGAAGCACGCAATGCCATTTTCCAGCTTCATTGTACGTCTTTTCACAATAGAATTCAAGTTATCTCTTGCGTCTGCGCCGAAAAACTTAAGAGTGTCGCTATCGTCTTTAGCGTAAGCCGCTGCCACTTTTGCTCGTTGCGTTTTTATGGAATTTGCCGCTTTGATTGTTGCGTCATCCGTAAAATAGACGCGCATCCGCTCCGGTTGCTCCGGCAGTCCAGCTTCCGCGCTGAACGCCTTGTATTTAGCGTTTAGCCGCCGTAGCCGTATGTTTACCGCTGTCTCGTCTTCATGCAATCCTGCGGCTTTGTAGGCGGCTTTCTCGCGCTTGAGCTTTCGAATCTCCCGTTCCACACGCCGCTGCATTTGCGTTGCTTCATACGCTGTGTATGTTTTTCCGTCGTAGGTGCATCCCAGTCCATCGTCTATATGCTTGAGCTGGTCGTCAGTGTATGTCCGTTCAGAAACACCCTCCACCCACGGGAACCGCCTGTGTCGGCAGTTTGCACCTTCCAGACCATCAACAGCACCAAGACCGCAAACCTTATAGATGCTCGGGTAAATATCCCCGTCGCGGACACTGTAAACCTTTCCCTGCCAGTTCTTATGGCTTGACCACGGAGACGGCCCCGGCTTGTCGCGCGCGCCGGAATGGGCAGAAACCTCAAAATACGGTGTCTCAAGATATTCCGCGGATTGCTCCGTGTACTTTGCGCAGATTTGGGAAACGCCTGTCATTACCGCCCGCCGCGCCGCCACATCGATATGATCTCGATGGCCGCTCTCGTAGTCAACTACCTTCAAGCCACTGTCTGCAAGCTGCTTTACCGCCGTCTTGATTGCCTGATTGTAGTTGATCGCGCCGCTCTGCACCTGCATTACTGCATTATCCAGCGCCCATTGGTATGCTTTGGCAGGCGGAAGCATCGTGCGTCCAGCGTCCACCAGGAATCCCATAGAAGCGGTCAAGTTTCGAAATGTGTCAATCGTCTGCTTTTTGATTGCCGCAACTTCCGCATCGTCAACCAGTTTTCCCGGCTGTGTGATGTGCGCAAGGTTGATAAGCTCTGTGTAATACTTCTGGTTACGCTCTACCACATCATCAAGCAGCTTATCCAGCTTTGTTTTGCTGATGCCGGAAGTTTCAAGAACTGCTTTCTCAATCTCCTTAAGATCAATTCCGTGGGAACGCAGCGCACGGATTGCCTGCACTGTTACCTCGTTCAGCTCGTCCGCAGCTTTCAGCCTGGAGCAGATTTCTTCCAAAAGTGTGATTTCAAGCGCCCGGAACAGTTCCGCCAGTTCTTCCGGCAGCGCATCAAGTAAGGCTGGGCTAAAAGGGTAAGGACGCATACACCGTCACCTCACTCAATCTCTTCTGCCGCCTTCCGCTTTTGCCATATCTCGCCACCCTATGCGCCATTGATAAATCCGCAACGCAAGCCATCATACAAGTGCTTATATAGTGTTTTTTCAATCTCGTCCTTGTAAACCTTCACAACCCGCCCATCGACAATCGTATCGACCGTTTCGCGGAGAACGGGGGCTGTCATATCTGTTTTTGATGGCATCGCTACTGATTCTGCCATATTCCTATGCTCGTAATAGGCACATGCCTCCATTCGCTTGTGAGAGCATTTATCAACGTTGTGGCACGCCATGCACTTTTCAGCAATCTTAGATATTGCTCCCATCATTCCACCTCCTGTTGCTGTTCGTCGGTCATGTCCTGCATCTTCGGGAGCGCCGCCTTTGCGGTTTCCTCGTCCTCGTTCATCCACCGCATGCGGAACTCCCAATCGTTCATGATGCCAGCACCAAGCAACTGCATATCGCGGTTGAAATCCTGTCCTTTATCCTCGATGATGCTGTCATCAAAATCAATGCTGATTTCAACTTCTTCGTTAAGTCCCGCACCCATGTAATGGTTTCCCATACGGAGCAAGATTCTGCATAGCTCCGTGATTGCTTGCTCGAGCAGAATTTCATGCTTCTTGATCGTGCGGAACATTGTGCTGTTTTCGCTGATGACTTGAGTGGCCGTTGCAATGCTCGTCTGGTCGAATTTGTAATGGTTCTCGCCAAATCCGCACTTGCTCGATAGTACGTTAAGCATATCCTGCATACCGGTGTTAAACTCTGCCGTGCGAAGCGTCATATCGACCTGTTGCAAGATGTTCCCATCGGCTGCGCGATCTTCCGGCAGCACATAGTAAACTGTTTCGCGCTTATCAAAGACAGGTCTTCCATTGATGTCTTTGGTTGCCTCCGGCTGTACCACGATGCGCTTTTTACCCAGTACAAATTCATTCACATAGCTGTCGTATGTAATGTCAATGCTCTTGAGTTGGTCGATGGCATAAGCAAACACTGCAACGCCCATCGGGTTTTCTTCGTCAGAGTTCGCAATGTTCAAACGGTCAATGACAAACTGCGGTTTGTCGCTGCCCGTATGTACGACAGGCGGAATTGTTTCAAATCCTCTTACGCTTGTCAGCGGGACTTCCTCTGCGTCATACAAATGGTTTTCAATGTCGTACTCCCCGCCATTCAGCCTATGCACCTGAATGTATGTGTACTCTCTGTCATCAACTCGTTTTCTCGACACAAACGCACACTCGCGTATAACGCCGTTGTCCCATGTCAGCGGATAGATGTTTGCGGCCGTAACATAGTTGATATGGATTTTACCAGTGTCTTTGACTTCTGCGGTATCTGGGTCAACTCCCATCTCTTCCACGATGGGGACATAGGCAATCGTGCCTACCGCCGCCTTACGCTCCTGAGATTCGTTTGATTTGACTTCCCAGTTATTATCAGCAAGAATCGCATCTACAAATTCCTGCTCCTTCTTTCCCTCAAGCGTGATATTCACGCGCTCGTTCATCAGCAGGTTTGCCCAGTCCTCGCAGATTTTCTTGCCCATGTTGACGGAATACCGATGGCATTCCAGCTCTTCGATGCCGTTCCAGACCGTATAACTGTGGAAGTCTTTTACATCGCCGTCATACCACGATTTCCACACATCGATCAGCGAGTAAAACTTACTGTCGACCGTATCAAAGCCCAATTCTTTCAATGCTCTGCGGATATCCACTCTCTCACCGTCCCATCATGTGACCGGCACGCTCCAGGTCTTTATAATAAGGTTCAATGCTGTACTCAAAGGCGTCCAAGCTGTCGATGTCGGACGTGCCGTCATCCAAGCGCTCGTCCTCAAATTTATCAGGATCATAAATCGCGGTTTGCAGTGCGTCGATGAGATGCGGGCAGTTGCGAGAAACCTTAAAACGTCCCTGCTTCATCAGCAGCACCACCAGCCGGATTCTATCTGTGATTTGCAGTTTCATTGCATTCTTGACCTGCGTCCCAAGGTGCATCTTCTGCGCGGTGTGATCCAACCCGCGAATCAGCACCGTTTCCGCACTGTCTGCCCGCGTCTGGCTGTATCCGTACTTTGCCGTAACCATTTGGCAGAACGTAGCAAAACGCCTATTCAATGCATCAGGATCAACCTCTTCGTTCTTGATATATTCTTCTTCCAACGCAACAACGCGAAAGTCCTTTGTAATACCGGTCGCCTGAAACTTTGTCGCAGACTTTGTGCCGCCAAAGTCAACGCCAATAGAAATAACGGTAAACATTGTTCCGTTTTCTTCTGCCCATTTTAGAGGATCGTCAATTAGATACTTCTCCGTGTTATTGGCAAAATCCTTATATACCACACCTTCCGCCGCCACCCAAAGACCGCGAACATATCTGTCATAGAAGATGCCGGCGTACATATTCTCGTAGCGCTCAAGCGTTCTCGCACTCAAGCCAGGGTTATCTGTCATCTCGAAGTGGAGATATAGCGTATTCCGTTCGCGGTGTCGCTTAATCCACTCCTGATAGAACCAGTGATGCGGGCTGCCGGGGTTACAGGAGAACCACAGCTTCGCACCGTCAACGGAACAACGTGCAAGCGCCTGTTCCACAAACGAGCGCGGCATCAGCACCACTTCGTCCAGCAGCACACCCGCCAGCGTGCGGCCTTGAATCAGCGTATAGCTGGCCTCGTCCTTGCCGCCGAACACCTCAAAGTAATTCGTCACGGCGCCGCGCCGCACTTCCATCACCTTGTCGCCGCGCCGCCAGCGTATGATATAGCGCTCTTTGGCAAGGCTCATCCCCGTAAACGGCACGATGATGTTCTTGGTGCAGCTATCCACCGTGCGGCCACACACGCCGAAGCGCTGGCCGCTGAAATTCTCCATCGCCCAGCGGACGAACGCCCACATCATGATGGAGGTTTTGCCGGAACGCACCGCGCCGTCACAGATCAGCGCGTCATACTTGGAATAGGGGAAGGCAAGGATCTTCTGCTGCTTTGCGCTAATCATCGCTTTCCAACCCCTCTGCCATTTCACGCAGGCTCACGCTCAATGCGTCGTCCTTTGTGTTGTCCGTCGGCAAACCCAGCTCAACAATATCACGCTGCCCAAGGTACTGTTTCCCCAGCCAAATAGCCATGCTTGCGTTCTTTGCCGCAAGCTGCCACTGGCTCCGACGCAGTGAAATTTTCCCCGCTCCTCGCTTTTGTTTAAATACCTCGGAAAAACTGGCATGATAGGTGCGTTTACACCAGCTGTCCAATGTTTTATCGGTCACATCAAACCAACCGCAGATTTCTTCAAGCGTGCATTGCAGGCCGCAGAGGTTTTCGAACTGCTTCTGGTCTATTTCCTTTCTTGGCCTTGCCATACGCGCCCTCCTTTCTCTGCTGGCGTTTAATAAACTTCTCCATGTCTTGCTTCAAATACGGGCTGCTGGTTTTGGCAATAATCGCCTGGGCTTCTTCAATCGTCATTCAAAAGCACCGCTTTCTTCCCCGTAAACTTCTCCCACCGGTCAACAATGACATCGGCATACTTCGGATCATACTCCATGCAGAAAGCGTGTCTGCCATTCTGCTCCGCTGCCATAATCGTCGTGCCGGACCCAGCGAACAGGTCAAGCACATTCTCACCCGGCTTACTTGAGCACTGCATCTGGTAATCGAACAGCTTAATCGGCTTCATGGTCGGATGCTCTGCAGACTTGACAGGCTTATCGAAATTCAGCACAGTTGTCTGTCTGCGGTTTTTGAAGAAATAGTGCTTCTTGCCTTCCGTCCATCCGTATAGACAAGGTTCGTGCTCTTCCTCTTCAATCTCGCTCTCACCATACAAGCAAGGCTCATGTTTCCACTGGAAATCCTGTCTCCCCATCACAAGGGAGTTCTTCACCCAGATCAGGCACTGCCGGACGCGCAGCATCGAATCTTTACACGCACCACGGAAGTTATACCCTTCACTGTCTGCGTGCCAAATGTAAAATGGAGCGCCGGGTTTCATAACCATCGCCGCATTGGAAAACGCGTTCGTCAGGAACCGTCTAAATGCCGTATCCTCCATATTGTCGTTCTTAATCTTCCCGGCGGTGCCCTGATAGTCCACATTGTACGGAGGGTCTGTGAGCAGCAAATCCATTTGTGCCCCCCCCACGAGCTTCTGTACGTCCGTCAAAGACGTGCTATCTCCGCACATAAGGCGATGGTCTCCAAGCTGGTACACATCGCCAAGTTTGCTCTTCGGCTCTGCTGGTAAAACAGGATCGTAGTTGTCCTCTACAACTGACGTGTCGAGTTCATCACGCAGCCCCCAATCAAAGTCAAACGCCGACAAATCCAGCCCAGGCAGTTCATCGGCCAGCAGGTCAAAGTCCCAATCGCTCTCGTTGCTCTTGTTGTCCACCAGCCGCAGGGCGTTTACCTGCTCCGGTGTCAGATCATCCACACAGACGCACGGCACTTCTTCCATGCCCAGCTTCTTTGCCGCCATAGCGCGGCAGTGGCCGATTACAATCACGCCGTCGCGATCAATCACAATCGGCTGAACAAAGCCGTACTGCTTGATGCTCTCCGCAACGTTGTTAATCTGCCGCCTGTCATGCTTCTTTGCGTTGGATGCATACGGAATAATATCTGCAATCGGTTTGTTATGGATAACCATAAGTCTTCCTTTCCTGACGCAGCGGCCTCCCACCACTGACCTTTGTCATTGCCGCGTCCTTCCCCGGCTTTCGCCTCACCTGTATTCATGTCTTCCCTGGGACACATTACAAAGAGGTGCGGGAAGTCCTGTTTTATGTAAGCAGACTATTGGGGACGCATCCCTTATAGCGGTCTGCCAGCGCACCGCCTGTTGTTTTACACAATCGGTCGGGTGCCACCACGCATCCATACTGTCCTACACAGCGGCTTTGTCCTAAGACAACCGCCACCACACCGCATCCACGCCTCGAATTTCTTTCAAGCACGGTGGTACCCAGACCAACCACGGAACTTTACAGCCCTGCGCCGGTACGTCGGTCGCATCCGTTCATCTTTACAAAGCCGGTGCCAGCCAATACATAAATTCCTTCGTCCTGCCGCTTTCGTACAGCGCACAGGAAAGACCACTTTCGCAGGCTTACGCTCCGTGCGGCTGCGAGGCAAGAGGTCACGCCTATGGTGCAGACGGCTGGACTCGAACCAGCGACTTTTTCATTATTGGCGAAATGCTCTTACCACTTGAGCTACGTCTGCATATTGCTCCATCCGGGCGGAGCCGAAGCCCCGCCCATCAGGAAAGAAGGGTGAAAAGGAAAAGAATGGAGATGCAGAGTTTGCCCCTGCACCCCCACGTTATCACATCTTTTTTTGTTGTTGCATTTCGTTGTGCAACATCACCTAATTTCTGCGTTTACATACGGCGCATACTCTTCTTTTATCGCACATTCTTTAAGCGGGCAGTACCGGCAATTTTTAGCAAAGGGGCACTCGCGCCGTTCTGCTCTGGATATACAGCGAGATACAGTGGATGTGCTTACACCAAAATGCCGCGCAATCGTGCTCATGCGCCAGCCGCACTCAAAGTATAGCCTCAAGTATTCAACTGTCTGCTCTTTCACCTCACCACCTCCTCCGGGAAGAACGTCTCCCTCACCCCGTCGCACTCCGCCACGATGTACCTCCCCTTCGGATGTACATACACCACCGTGCCCCTACGTATGGGGAATTTCTTTTCCTCGCATCCCTTGCCGGGGAATAAGTCCGGCAGCGTCATAAACCGCGCCCTGATCGTGTCACCTCTTTGCATCCGCCCCGTCCTTTCGTTCGCCGTAGGAGCAGAAGTCCTTCGGTTTGCGTGACAATAAGCCGCAGACCGTGCAGAGCGTTCCAAACAAGTGCTTGCAGTCCTTGCATCTCACCACCGGCACAGAAGCATCTTCCGTTAGGGCAAGATAGGCAAGAGCAAGGGGCCGACTATGATGCAATAGTTCATCTTCGTCCATGTATTGTGCGATACTTTCGATTGCTGCAATGGCTTCTTGCTTTAGGTCGGCACCACAGTCGAGATCATGCGTGTAGTGCATCAGTTTTTCTCTGAGCGTCATCAGTAACACCTCCATTTTTCTGCACATACGCGACACAGTTTTCCGGCTCGTTACCGCAAAAGCAAGGAGCATACACGCAGGTTTCGCAAATGTTAAACATTTCCGTTAGTTTCATCGTTGTCACCTCCGTCCATCTTCGCTCCACAATTGGGGCAGTACGGCTTCTCTTGGTTTTGAGCTATGCCACCTACCCCGTTATGTTTGCCGCAATGCGAACAATAGCATCTACGACGCTTATACGGGCCGTCAAATCGGACTATCCACTTGCCATGCACCATCGGGGCCACGTCAGCGGTGGGGATTTCGTCCAAAAGTTGTTCTGCGGCGTAGGCGTATTCGATATGCAACAGCCGCTTCGCCTTTTCTCGGTCAATATACTCAATCGCCATCTTATCCTCCCTCATGGCAATATCCGTTTTCGCCCGTGTCCTTGTTCCAATAAGTGCAGTGCAGAACCTCCCCGATCACCACCGACTGGTAGCAGTCTTTGCAGCGTATCACCTGCTCCACATCGTCGGATGGAATGCGAGCAATAGCCGCTTTCAAATAGTCAAGCATACGATTTTGCGCGGGGCTCCTGCATGGGCCACGTTGTCCCTGCACGGCTCTTAGCACCGCCTCCCGGTCAATATACGTTGCCATCACAGTTCCTCCTTATCTCTCGTTCCATAATGCCCAGCGGCGTGTGCTCCCGCATCCATGCGTACACCCACGCTCGACTTTCCGCCGTGCCCATCGGCTTCTTCTTCGGCGGCAGTTCGCCGTTCTTCGCGGCGACGGCAGTGGGGTTGTGCTTGTGCTCTCCCATCACTCCGTCCCTCCGGCCATTCGTGCCCCACATCCGGGGCAATAATTCGACAAAACGTATTCGTCGTTGCAGTCATACACCGCCTCATAACCACACTTCGAGCAAACGTAGCCGCCGATCGGGTCACGCCCTGCAAGCGCGGGGTCCCACCCGGTTATCTCGCTCTCGTATACCGGAAGCCACCCAGCCTGCGGCGTTTCCTCTCCATCCGACTTTCCGCCCCCGGCAAATCCATGCACCGCGTCCAATACAGCCTTTCCGATGACCGCCTGTATGCTCACTTTGTTCTCGCACACCACAGGCATCTCAGCCAAAGATTTGTTATAGTACGTTGCTTTGTGTACCTTCCATTTGCCATCCCAGAAGTCAACGGAATAGCCAGTGCTTTTCGCCGCTTCCATTTTTGCCGATTTCGCCGCGCCGGTTTTGACGAAATAGCTTTCTCGACTCACCCACGGATTTTTGTATATCTTCATTCCGCACCGTGAGCTTTCTCTCCGTCAAACCACCTCCGCAGCTCACACGCACACGCAGCGCACAGCTCATATTCTCTGTCATTTCTTGCGGTCTTAACACTATGCATACCTGCATAGATTGTGTCATTGATCCGATTGATTTCTCTACCGCAGCGGTCACAAACTCTCTTTACCGCCATCACTTCATCTCCCCTTTCAGTTCGTCATACAGCTCACTGAACCGCTTGTTCCACTTCCTCAGTCCGAAGAAACAGTACACGCCCAACACGATCCACAGCCCACTGGCGATGTTTTGCAACAGGTTTTCCATCACTCTACCTCCCCGATCTCGTCCTCGCCAAACTCCACGCCGTCATTGATGCGATCCAAAACGCCTTCCACAAAGTCCTCATCGGCACAGGCGTTTAAGTACCTGATAACTTCATTGGCTAACTGCATGACGGTTTGCTTGCTGTTCATCACTCCACCTCCTGCGACCAAAACTCGCGGCGGCAGTCGGGGCAGAAGCGATTAGTTATCGCACACCCTCCGTTCGCATCCCTGTAAGCGGCGGAAACACCAACCGGGCACACCCACAAACAGCCGTTTTTGTCAATCTTTGCCTCCGGGTACTGCTCCAAAAACACGCTCTGCCGCGTCTTGCGCGAGTGTGCGGCAGACCATTTCTCAACCAGCTCGACAATCTCCTCCGCGCTCTCCTGTGAACGCTCCTTAGCAGGTACAGTACAAAAGTCAGTCTTGTATACAGGGCAATCCTCGCACTCATCAACCTTTGTGCACATACGCAGATATTCCTTTACAAACTTCACAGCATCCATTTCAATTTAACCCCCTAAACTTCATGGCCTTGCGCGGGTACTCTTTCGACCAATGCTCGACGACGGTTATGAGTTTCTTGTAATCTTCATCAGGCATGGTGCTGCTGCCAGGACAAATAGACACTTCAAGCGGGCAGTCACAGCAACCCTCGTAGCAGTTGCACATTCTTTTGTGTTCTCTTAAAAATTCTAATGCATCCATCACATTTCCCTCCATCTGCACCCGTCACAGGCACCCTCGTGTGCTTTTTTGTACTTCCCGCAGTATTGGCATAGCTCGTTTTTCATGGTGTGCAATTCTTCTTTAAGCCGCAAAACCTTGTCTGTTTTCGACACAGCCATGTCAAGCAATTCCTTGATGTCTCCCGGCGTCAGCCCCGTATCCTCGTAGGCGGCGAGGCGGTCTTGCAGCACACTGATCCACTCTTGTTCCGTGTATTTCTCCTCGTAATCTGACGCCATAAGAACCTCACCAGTTCTAAGTCGCTCTGTCAGTCGTTCCATCAGCTCGTCTCCTTCTCCCACCGGATTTTCATTTGTGCCGGGTATAGGTCAACCTCCGGTCTGCGCTTACCCGTCCAACGCAAGCCGCCAGCCTGTCCCACGCATTTCCACCCGCTGGCTTTCAGGCTTGTGCCACTTTCGCTGTCCAGTATGTAGGTCACAAGTCGTTTGTAGCCCATCGCCCGTGCCGCCCGCCAAGCAGCGGCGTATAGCATAGAGCAGGCGTTGTGAGTGCCGTCTGTGCATAGCCGGTTGACCTCCAGCGTCCATCCGTCGTCCAGATGCCGGCTCACCGGTCTGCCCACAATGGCAATGCCCACGATTTCCTTTCCGTCCGTGCAGCCGATGGAGAACTTGTGTCCCACCACTGGCTTATGATGCCGGTGGTGCTGCTCCACAAAGGCGTTCGCCTCCTTGAGCGTCATCGGGCAAACCTCAAGGCTCATTTCTGCTCCTCCTTCACCGCCACAGCCTTTGCCAGCTGTGCCATGCCCTGCTTCATGTCCTCGATCTGCTTATCCCGCCGTGCAATGGCGTCCTTCAGGCTGTCGTTGGCTTTCATCAGTGCATCGATGTGCCGCTGCTGGTTCTCGATCAAATCAGCGGCGGCAGGCATAATCCTCAGGCACTCTCCTGTATCCCTGAGCTCGCACAAATTGCAAGCCGTGTGGTTTGCACAGCACCGCAGCGCGGTCACGATCTCGTCCCTTGTCATGTCATTCCTCCCCAAACCATTTCTTTGTCACCGCGATGGGGAACGGCTCGATCTCGCTTGCCCACCGCGCCGTACCTTTCCCGTGTATGCGCTCAAAAATCAGCGGAAACCCTCCGATTCCATCGAACAAACTACCCAGCGTCGCGTCCTCCGGCAGATACCGCGCCATGCGCCGCAGCATCCAGTCCCAGAATGGCAGGGCGATGGAGTTGCCCAGTGCCTTGTACCGTGGGCTGTCCGCACTTCCTTTCACTTTTATTTCGCGCCCGCGTTTATCTGCTTTAACCCAATCTCCAATATCCGTCCATCCGTCTGGGAAACCTTGCAGCCGTTCGCATTCCATCGGTGTCAGTCGGCGCACCACCATGTTCGACACCGGGTATGTTTCCGCGTCCTCCCGGTACGCGCAGTTCGCCTTTGCCCGAATCGTGTGGCTCACGTCCTCACAAACCACCGCGTGGCTCACTTTGCTTTCTCCTGCGCGTAATGCGTTCTTCGTTTCGCTTGCCGCCCAGTTTTCTTCCATCGCGCTTTTGGGCTGGTATAAAATCGCTTGAGCATCGTGCATGGTGTTCAGCGTCTGGCTGACCTCCTCCGTCATAATGCCGGCTTCGTGTGATTGCCCGTTGCCTATTCCGTATGTCAGCGGCACTTGATTTCCGCACATTACCCCGTGGCGGTCTCCGGCGGTCAGCGTGGGGGATGGGTCGCCCTCTTTCCCGATGCCAAGACCGTTGCCGCTGCCGTCGTGGTTGCGGCTTTCTCCGCCGCCCTGCCACCGCGTAGCCTTGTCGTTGATGGGGATAGCCGCAAATATCGTCTGGTCGTTGCCCGTACCCAGCGTGCCGCTTTTCTCCGTCTGCACTAACGCGCCTTTTCCTCCTCCGTCACAGCCCCCCCTGATGCGGACTGCATAAGAAGTACCGCTTTCAGCCGCCTCGGCAGGTCTTTCCCCCGCCGCTCCGCTCTCCGCAGGATGCCCAGACACGCTTTCGCGGTCAAATTGTATTTGGGCAGCGGATTCACCTCCAAAATCTGCGACAACCGAGATTCTTCGGCGACGCTGTGGGGTCCCCAGACGGATAACATTTCCTGTACGGCTGTCTCGGATGGTTTTTCCCCAGCATTTAGCGTCGTGAGTTCGCCAAGCGATAGACCACCCATCCCCGTCAATGGCTCCTGCTTTTGTCCATTTCCACTTTTCCGGCAGTCCAGATAAAGAAAATCCTGGTTCTGCGATACGCGCAATTTCTTCCAGCACGGCTGCGAAGTCGCGTCCTCCGTTGCTGCTGTATGCGCCCGTGACGTTTTCCCACACGAGATACCGAGGTCTGACCATGTCACCTGTCCGTCCATTCCGTTTGTCCTCCTCCCTCATTTCTTTTACGATACGCACCTGCTCCATAAACAGACCGCTTCGCGATCCTGCCAAACCGGCGCGTTTCCCGGCGATGGAAAGGTCCTGTCTAACAAGGTGAACCACCCGTAATACACCAAACCGGTTCGATTTCCGCACCGTTGATATTGCAAATGTTGCCCAAATGCTTCACCCTCATCACCTCCTAATCTCCAAACACCACGCCGCACTCGTCCTTCAGCATATCCTTGATGTGCTTCCGCTTGATGCGGCCTTCGTTGATCTCCTGCGTGATCTTTTCCAGACACTCGTACAGATACGCGATGCTGTGCGTGTCCCGGCTGTCCGGCGTCTCCTCCTGGACGTGCCAGCCGCACTTGTCGATCAGTGCCATCGCCACCATGTCCATGCACTCCTGCGTACCTCTGCGCTTACCGTCCATAAAGATCCGGTCGTCCCGGCTCAAATGCTGCTTGCCCATGTTTCAATTCCCCCACAGTGATACTTGGTTTTCGTCCGGCAGTACGAGCATTTGCTCCTGCGCCTTCTGGCAAAAGTCGCGGCTAATCTCAAATCCGTAGCCGCGCCGTCCTGTTTCCAAACAAGCGCGCAGCGTAGAACCACTTCCGGCGCATGGGTCAATGACCACATCACCGGGGTCTGTGAATATGCCAATTAGCCGTTTCAGCAGCACAACAGGCTTTTGCGTGGGGTGAATCTTTGGAATGTCTTTCCCGTCGCGCCCCCACTCCTGCCAGTTGAAAACCATTCTTTTTTCTCCGTACATATCCGTGTTGCGGAACTTTGGCAGTTTGTCCCGGTACAGCACCACGGCAAACTCTGCCGCGCCGACAATACGCATATTTGCCTTTAGAACCTGCGCGGAATAATTCTTGATGAAAAACAGGGGATAGGACTTCATAAACCCGTATCGCTTGCCATATTCGATAACCGTCTGCATTTGTTCAAAGGCGCAAAAGACAATCATAGCTGGTGCCTCGCCTGTTTCTTTCGGCTCTTTTTTTAAAAGGCGGGAGCAAAAGTGCATATACTCCGCGATTTTGAAATTACCGTCTGAGTTGAAAAACGACTTCTTGGCAAGGCGGCTTTCTCCGTTAGCGTTATCTCCGTCTTTGTACCACATAGGATTGCTTGCGTAAGCGTTTGTGCCAATGTTGTATGGGATGTCCGCAATTACAAGCTGTGCTTTAGGAATGTTGTACTTCTTGAAGTTTTGAAAATTGTCGTTAAATAGCTGAACTTGCTGCTTGCCCATCACTCGCCCTCCTGTATGCGCACCACCTCATAGCAGCCGTAGCTGCCGCCGTGGCGGAACGCCTTACAAATTGCCGCACGGACATTCTGATACTTCCGACCGGACAACCACGCCAACTCCGCCGTGGTCGTGCCCCACCAGCGGGGCAGGCGGTATTTGTCCTGCGTCACGATCATGTACACGGTGGTCATGCTCACACCTCCCGGATGGCGAACCCGTACCGATTGCGAAACAGTTTTGCTTTCACGGCATACTCCCGCGTCCGCATCCCCTTCACGTCCTCCACCACAGGCAGCCAATACCGCTGGTCGTAGCTGTCAGGAGCCGTTCTGCGCTCGTACACGAAGTCCGCGATGTAGTCGATACTTTTCACGCGGTCGCCCTCAAACGTCGTGTACGCCTCTTGCAAGCAGTACCGCACCTGCAATTTCAGCCCCCGTATCTCCCCGGCCTTTTGCAGCAGCATCAAAGCGTCGTATCGCTCCTCTTCCTTCTTGCTGTCGAAGGTCAGCTTCCCGCGCCGCGTCTTCTGCGCCTTGTACTTCCCCGGCTTCTGCATCTTCTGCATTACCTGCTTCTGCGCCGCAGGACTAAGCCGCGCCAGGTCGTTACTCATCAGGCCCATTCAGTTTCCCTCTTTTCTCCAGCCCTCGTTTGTTCATCGTGTACCGCACCTCGTGGACGATGCGGTTTTCTCCGCACCGTTCGCACTGTCCGCCCAGCGTCCTCCGCCACATGGGGGCGAAAATGTACTCGTCCTCCATGTCCCGGATGCACTGTCCGCACAGCTTCGCCGTGGCGATCTTCCAGATGCCCGCGTTCATGTCTTCTCCCCCTTGATGTACTTGCCCATCCATGCATCACGTGCGCTGTCGCTTTTGCCAACAGGGGCTTTCTCCTGTGCCTTGTTCTCGTCCTTCCATCTCGTTTCCCAATTCTGCACGGCGGCTTTCCAGTCCTTCATGTGGTTTTTGCCAACCATCCAGCCTTTCTGCTGGTAGAACGATACAAAACGATCCGCGTTGACGTGATAGCCTTTCTCGCGGACATATGCTGCCACGTCGTCAACGGTCGGCGGCGTGAAGCGCGCCGCGCGTTTATCTCTCTTGCCATCGTCAGATGGCAGAGTATCGGTTTCGGTTTTGGTATTGGTTTCTGTATTGCCATTTTTGCCATTGACAGGAATGGCTGTGCTATCTTTGCCATTAGCAAAAATGCCTTTGCCATTTTGCCATCTTGCAGCAGCACCGGCTTTACCTGCTTCGCTTCTCGCAGCGGATACATCATCGTAGCTTGCCTTAAACCGATCCTCCTGAGACATAACGCGTTTGGCATAAAATCTCTCATTGCCACAGAGTGCTATCTTCTCTCCCGTCATGCTGTATGCCAGCAATGCCCGCGTTAGACGACCGAACTCTGCATCGTTGAGTGCTTCCATCTCCTCTAAATAATCATAGGGGAGGGCAGCATAGTTTCTTGCCATTGCGCCACCTCTTAGTCCATAGGGGGAGAATCCTTCTTCATCGCCCCGATGACGTATACACCGCGCTCCTTGTCCAATGCCACTTTCACGGTATAATCCGCCAGACCGCTTGTCACAAGGGCAGAAGGTATCTCCAGGTGATAGCCCCACAGCGTATCGCAGTCCTCCCGCTTCTCGCCGAACAGAACGGCACAGGCGGCATAGTGGGCGTCTATCCCGCGCCTGTATGCCTCAATGACGCCCTCCGTATCCTCAATGTGCTGCCTCTGTCTCTGCACGATGTTTGTCAGGTGCTTGTTCTGCCGACGCAGAGCCTTGATCTCCTCTTGCATCTTACTCATTCTTTTCTTCCTTCCTTTCGTATTCGTCTGTCAGTTGCCGTGCAATGGTGCAATGCTCCCATGCCCCGGCACAGAATTGATTCATGAAGCGGGACGCCGCGCCGCCTGTCTCGAAGCTGACGCGGCTTCCGCCCTCGCAGCAAACCCGCCGTTTCTCGCTGCTGGTGAAGTAGGGGCAGGTGTACCGCTTGTGCCAGTAGTCCATGCCGCTTACCTCCCAATTCAGAACGGAAGATCTTCATCTTCCTCGTCGATCTCGTAGAACCCGCTGCTGCGTCCTTCGCCGCCATAGCGTCCGTCTCTATCTTCCGTGTTCTTCTTGCTGTCACCGAAATAGATGCTGTCCGCCAACACTTCTGCATTTCTGCGCTTGTTGCCCTCCTTGTCCGTCCAGTCGCGCATCTGCAAACGTCCTTCCACCACAGCCATGCGTCCCTTTGCGAAGTATTTTGCGACAAACTCTGCTGCGCCGCGCCATGCCACCACGTCGATGTAATCCGTGTCCTTGCTCCCGTCCGCGTTCTTGAAGTCCCGGTCTACCGCCAGAGAAAAACTGGTGACGGCTGTGCCGTTCTGTGTCCTTCGCAGCTCCGGGTCGCGGGTCAACCGACCCATAATGAAAATCTTGTTCAGCATCTCTTATCTCCTCTCATAAATAGCTTTTTCCGAACTCGCGGCGGAAGTCCTCCTCTGTCCATCCTTGTTCCTTCATTGCCTTTAGCTGACCGTACCGCCGCAGACGGCGCATCTGGTCGCCGTTCTTGTGTACTGCGCTGCGCCCGTTCCGGTGGCAGCGATTGCCGCACAAATACACCACAAGGCCGTACTTCTCGCTCTTCTTCCGGTTCGCGCCGCCGAAAATGTGGTGCCGCTCCAGCGGGTCACCGGGGTCGTTCCGACCGCACAAAAAACACCGCTTGTCGTTCATGTACTTACCTCTCCCCACCGGCTCACAAGGGCGTCCAGCTCTCGCGGCGACATGGTCTCGATGCCGACATCCCGGCAGTCCTGCACGATGGTGTCTATCAGCCGCGACATCTGCTCCGTGTCGTATACGGAGCTTCCGTACCATACGGTCACGTTTACGCAACCCTTGATTTTGCTGGGGCCGGTATCGGTCATCCAGCCGATACCGTTCCGCTCCCAGCTCCGGCAGAACGTCTCTGCCGCCTTTTCCCGCAGGCACAGCACCTCGCTCACGCCGCCGATGCTCTGTATTTCCTGCCGGTAGACCTTCTCTCTCGCAACGCCGTAGTGCGCCGCCAGCCTGTCCAACAGCACCCATGCGTAGGCGTTGGCATCCAAGCTCCTGCCCTTGCCCTTAATGGTGGCAGTGTACTCCTTGCCCGGCTTCAGAGCGTCGCAGACCTCCATCGCTGCCTGCGGTGACTTCACCCGCAGTGCAAGCCACGCTCCCTCGCTGTCCTGCTGCCACCGCGCCGCGTCAACCGTTACCTGCTGCATAATTCTTCCTCCTGAGGCCAATGTCCTGTTCGTAGGCATTTTGCCAAATACCTAAGGCGAGGTAGGTAACACCCCTCGATCCACTCCGCGTCATAATCAACCTTGTGCTGTGTCAACCTGTTTTCGTCTATTGGCAGGAAAAAATTAAACAATTCGTCTTCTGTAACGCGGTATGCCACGATCCTGCAAAACTTTCTCTTTCGGAACAATCCGCATCCGCTGGCAAACATCTCCACTTGGCACTGCTGCCAATACGCTTTCGTAACCTTGAATACAGGTTTGCTGTGCGTTTTCACTTCGGTAATAAGTTGTCTGCTTTCCCCGTCATAGTTCACCCGCAAACGGAGCGAACGGATGCGTATCTGCCTGTCTCGTATCTTCACACGCAGCGCGTCAAGTATCTTGTGTTCGTAAGCCGTGCCGCATTGCATTGACGGTGTGACAAACCTGTCTTTTCTAACACCCAGCTTCACCAGCCACCATCTGCGAAATGTATCTGTATTCCAGTTACACATGATGGTGGCGGTGTCGCTTGCGCCAAACCACCCGCTTCTGTCGTGGTTTCGTATCATAGCTTACTCACAGCCTTTTCAAGCGCGTCCAGCTTTGCAAAATAGCCCATCAACTGCACAAGCTGTTTTTCGTTGATCCCAAGTCCCCGAAGCAGGTCGTTGTGGTCAAGCCCGTTTCGTTCTTTCATGGTGATTAGCCTTTCCAGTCTCTCCTTTATAGCAAAGATACTGTGACGGCTCAAATCGTCCTCACCATCGTCTCCGTCACCTTCTGCCCAAAGGTCAAACCCAAGTCCGGTGCGAACGGCAACGCCCTTAACGAAAGCTCTCGCCAGCGCGTTGTTTATGCGAAGTTGGTTCAGCGTATCCTCATATACCACAAGGGATCCGTTCAACAGGGGCATGTCGTAGGAAAACTCCAAATCGTCAATGTGGATTTCAACAGACACAAACCAGCATTCTGTAATCCTTCCTTTACTTGTAGTAATTTTGGCCTGCGGCCACAGGTATGTATTTGTTTCCGGACACCTCCGAGGGGCATACCACACGCTGGATGCTCCGTTTTCGTGAAGCAACTTCGCGCACTTTGCCCAACTCAAATAAGGAACCTTTATGACATTACCATTCTCGTCCTTTGCGTCGCGACAATCGCAAAACGGCTTTACATCCACCTGTATCAACTCGTCAAAAGATTTCAGCATTATTCTTCCGCCTTTCCCACATACTCACTGCCGCAATACGGGCATTGGTATTCTGTCATTTCCTCACCGAACTCGCCGTCCGGGTAATGTTTGTAGGTACACATGGCCGGGTCTTCAAACTCCGCACCACAATCATCGCAGATGTAGAAAACGCCGGTGTCTATGCGCTCCCATCTTTTCTTTTTAACTCGCATCACACCGGCCTCCCAGCCGCTTTCAGCACTTCCCGCATGGGCTTCCGCGCCTTGAGAATGGACATAGCCCGCGCCGTCTCTCGCTTGTACTGCCGGTGCAGGTCTCCCAGCTCGTCGCTCTGGTAATATCCTTCTCCGTCGTTGCAGATCATCAAACCCTGCCGCTTCGCTTCCGCCACAGCCTTTCGCATCTTCCGGTCTGTGGTGTGCATGGCCGCCGCCAGAGCCTCCCGTGTAATGGCGTTCCTTCGCCCGTAGGGAATCAGTGCGGAGATGATCTCCGTTTCCGCTGTTCTCTGCGGCGTTTCGGCTTTTTCCTCCTCGCCGTACAGATACCCTCTGTTGGTTCGCAGCACCGCCTCTAAAGCGGCCATGACCTCCTCCGTGGGGAGGCAAACGTCGTTCTCAAACCGGCTCACCATGCTTACGTCCATCCGTGGGTCTGCCAGCTTCAAAACGTTGCTCACCGCCTCCTGCGTCAGCCCCAGCTCCAGCCGCCGTTCTTTCAGTCGGTTCATCTCTTCACCTCCGACCACTGGCCGTCCTTAACGGTATACCACACGCCGGGTTTCAGCGTTTCCCCATCCACAATGGCGGACAGTATGGCAGTGATCTCTCCATTCGTATTTCGCTCTACGCAGACAACGGCGTTTCCGATCTCTCCCATTACGCGCCCATAAAAGCCAGTAGCCATAGCCACACAGCCGTTGCCCGTGGCGGATGCTGCGCCCATATCGCCCGTGGCGGATGCTGCGCCACTCCAGCCCGTGGCGGATGCTGCGCCACTCTCGCCCGTGGCGGATGCTGCGCCCTTCCAGCCCGTGGCGGATGCTGCGCCACTCTCGCCCGTGGCGGATGCTGCGCCACTATCGCCCGTGGCGGATGCTGCGCCACTCTCGCCCGTGGCGGATGCTGCGCCCTTCCAGCCCGTGGCGGATGCTGCGCCCCTATCGCCCGTGGCGGATGCTGCGCCCTTCCAGCCCGTGGCGGATGCTGCGCCCTTCCAGCCCGTGGCGAGGTTTTCACTTTCGGCGTTCGCCCTTTTGATGGCATTTTCAAAGTCACATTGCGACTTAACGTACTCCACCTGCGCCTTGACCAACCCCGGAATGCCGATCTCCGCGCTCAACGTCAGTTTCTTACCGACGCGCTTCGTGTCGTCGCTGTGCATCTCATCGCTGACATCCTCCAGCTCCGCCTCGAAATACCGGGAGCCATCACCGGGCGCGTAGTAACCCAGCACCTCCAAAGGCATTTCGCAGGCGTGCAGCCCTTTTTCGCAGAGTTCAATGTCTCCATCCACTTCTGCCGTCTTGCCGAGTTCGTACTGGAAGCCGCGGCACTTCATATCCTTGTCAGTTCCCTTGTAAACCTTCATTTCTTTCCTCCTTATTTCGTGTTCATGCGGATAATGGTGCGGCGGACAACCGCTTTCTTATAGGCTTTGTAGTCAATCACGTGCTTTCGCTCCGCGTATGACCGCGCCTTTTCCGCCTCGTGCTGCTCCCAAACGGGACAGTCGGTGCGGCAGCCCAACCGCCTGTTGGGGCATTCAATGGGGCAGGTGGTCATTCCCATGTCACCAGCTCCCTTCTCACACCGGCGCGGTGCGCCTCCTCGTGGCTCATAAGCACGTCCACCACGTATCCGTGTACGCCGGTATCGGCGGCGATGTACGTTTTCCCGCCGATGGTCACGGTGCTGCCCAGCGGGATAATGTCCGGGTCTACCGCCACCGCCTCGCCGATGCAGACCCACATACCGGAGGCGGTGAGCACCTGCCCCGCCTCGTTGCGGTTCATGTGGGCGTAGGGTGTGCAGCACGCGCAGTAGCCGGTGACGTTGCATACCAACAGATTCACAGGCTCCTCATACGCCAGCCCATCCGTCTGTACCACGGCGGGAGGGGATACCTCCTCGCTCTCCTGCGCCTCCGGAAGCGTCAGGCACCACGCCGACCACGCCAGCAGCATCGCCCACAGGATCAGCGATAACACCCACAGTCTCCTGTACAACCGTCTCGTGCGGCATCTCCGGGAATACTCCAACGCCCGGTGGTTGCGCTCCCTCATCGTCCCATAGCCTCCACAGCCTTGACGATAGCCCAGCTCATCCATGCCGCGCCGATACACGCCAGCGTCCATGTAAACCAACTCATGTCGTTTCCTCCTGTCGAATGTACTCGACCTCGATAATTTCCATTCCGTTCTGCCGTGCCCATAACATCACGGCAATTTCAGCACATGTCATAATCTCTTGCCTTTCCTCTGCGGTCGTGGTATACTATCCGCAGAACATTTTGGTAGATGTTTCGGAGACGCCCTGTCCAGTGCCGCAACCACTGGGCGGGGCTTTTTCTTACCCCTGCGGCATCGTCCCCATCAGCTCCTCAACCTTCACGCCGTAGTGCTTTGCAATGGCTTTTGCGTGTCGCGGGAATGGGTGCGTAACCCCGTCCCGCCAGTTCTTTACGGACGTTTGAGAAACTCCGATCTCCTTTGCAAGACGGTAGTTTGTTTCGCCGCTTTCGGACTGCAGACGCACAAGGTTTTCTTTCAGTCCCACTTTTTCACCTCCAAATTTGATTATTTTCTTGACAAATTGGAGCAATAGTGTTACTCTAAGTTTGCTACAACATTTGACTAACGCCAGCTCAATTTGTAAGGGGTGGTGTGGCCTTTTATTGCCTGTCCACGATACCCATTATACTCAAGTCTTGAGCAAAAGTCAATAAAGAGTTGAGTATCAAAGTACACAAGTTTTGGGGGTAATTTTTATGGCATTTGCACAAAACTTTAGTTATTGTTTGGATCAAATGGGACTTTCGCCTTACGCTTTTGCTCAAATAATTGGCGTCAGCAACCAGGGCGTCTTAAACTGGAAAAAAGGTGTTTCCATTCCGTATCCTAAAACGCAGCAAAAAATTGCAAATTATTTCGGCATAACGGTAGAAGCATTGATGGGGGATGAACTGCCCGTTCTGCCGCCGGAGGGCGCAAAAAAAGCCCCCGCCGCAAAGGGCGAGGGCGAAGCAAGGCTTGCACAATTTGTAGACGGCTTTATGCGTCTTACTCCTCAACAAAAGGACACTGTGCTTGCTCTAATAAAAGGCTTTCTACAAGATCAAGCATAACGTCTTTTTGCTCCGGGGTGAGCATCATAAAAAGCGCGGCGGCAATTTTTACCTGGTTGTCCATTTCTTTCCCCTTTCTTAATTTGACATATTATTTTCTCGGTGTACAACTAAGTTAGTACACTTATAATTACGCACAAGCTGTTTGTTGCCCACAAATGGGCAACACATTAAAAATTTTTTGGGGGGCTAAAATGAAAAGGCATCGTAAACTAAAGGCTGTAGCTATTTTTGTTCTCACTTTGTTTTTTACCATTATAGCGTTGTTGCTTATTCCTTCCGCAAGTGTGCCACAAGCAGACGGAACGGCAATGCTTACTTATGGCGCGACCGTTGCTCTTATTATTGTCCCGTCCGCGTTTACAGCATTGTTTGTGTGGCTTGATAAGCGCGTTGAAAAAGCAAGCTTGCCGCAAGAGCCTTTTATTACTGCCAATGGCGAAGCCCACGATCCGCTTATACCGGATGCAATAAAAGTGGTCATGGAAACCGGGCAAGCGTCCGTTTCTATGCTGCAGCGTAAGCTCAATCTTGGGTATTCTCAAGCCTTACGATTGATGGACGAGATGGAAACGCTGGGTATTGTCGGCCCGTTCGAAGGTTCTCGGCCTCGGCAAATATTGCTTACGCGGTCACAATGCGAAGCGCTTATCCCAACGCTTAAGATTGCCAGCGCAAATTCATGTTTCGCGCCTTGTGAAGCAAGCAATCCGGAAGCGGAGCTATACAAAGTAGATGGAATGGAAGGGCACGATTTTGAGTATTGGTGTGCAGACCTTCTAAAGAAAAACGGTTTCTCCAATGTTGAAGTCACACGTGGCAGCGGAGATCAGGGCGTTGACGTCCTTGCTAAATTTGGCGATGCCAAATATGCCATTCAATGTAAGTGCTATTCTTTCGATTTAGGAAACAAGCCGGTCCAGGAAGTAAATGCTGGAAAAGCATTTTACCATTGCCATATTGGGGTTGTAATGACAAATAGGTATTTTACAGCAGGCGCGAAAGAAATTGCGGAAGCAACAGGCGTTTTGCTGTGGGATAGGGACACGCTTAAGCGCTTGATTAAAACTGGGGGGCGTAATGATGTTTAAAGCAAGAAAATAGCCCCGCTGCTCCCGCAACGGACAGCGGGGCTATTCTCGCCGGTGGCCTCCTGGCTTTCCGGCTGCACGTTCACACTAACAAATCAGGGTTTGGCAGGGCAATACCAAATTTGGATAATTACCGTTTGCGGCAAACCAGAATTGGAATTCTCCTGCCCGA